CGCCATGGGGGAGTGGCGCGACCGCTGGAGCTCCATGTCCTTCGACATGCTGCGCGGCATGGTCGATCAGACCCCCATCCTGTCTGCGGTGGTCTTCACGCGGATCCGCCAGGTCAAGCGCTTTTGTCGCGTGGCCGACGGCGGCAAGGGCCCGGGCTTCAAGATCGCCCTGAAGGACCCGAACGAAAAATTGGGGACAGATGAGCACCAGTCGGTGGCGCTCCTGCAGGACTTCTTCACGCACTGCGGCTGGGAAAAGAACCCGCGGCAGCGCGCGCGCCTCAAGCGCGACAACTTCTCCGGCCTCATGGCGAAGCTGGTGCGCGACAGCCTCACCATGGACAGCGCGCCGATCGAGACGGAGTACAAGCGCAACAAGGCGATGGGCATCGACGGCATGTACGCCGTGGACGGTGCGACCATCCGGCTGGCCAACGAGATCGGCTACCAGGGCGACGACGAGATATTCGCCCTGCAGGTGGTCGACGGGAACATCCGGGCCGCCTACACCTTCGACGACCTGATCTACGTGCCGCGCAATCCGCGCACCGACGTGATGGTGGGCGGCTACGGCCTGTCCGAGGTCGAGCTGCTGGTGCGCGTCGTCACCGGCTTCCTGAACGCCTTCACCTACAACACGCGCTATTTCGACTCGAACAGCATCCCCAAGGGCTTGCTGCACCTGACCGGCGACTACGCCGAGCAGGACATGGCCGCCTTCAAGCGCTATTGGAATGCCATGGTCAAGGGCATCAACAACGCGTGGACGTTGCCGGTGCTCGTGTCGAAAAATCAGGAGTCCAAGGCCGCCTTCGAGAACTTCGGCGTCGAGGTGAACGAGATCATGTTCGCCAAATGGATGACGTTCCTGACGTCGATCATCTGCGCGATCTACGGCATCGCGCCGGACGAGATCAACTTCGAGTCCTTCACCGCGGGCACGTCGTCTCTGTCTGGCTCGGACACCGAAGAGAAGCTGGTCAACTCGAAGGACAAAGGCCTGCGCCCGCTGCTGACCCACTTCGAGGACGTGTTCTCGGATTACGTGGTGTCGGAGTTCGGCGACAAGTACTGCTTCCGCTGGACCGGGCTCGACGAGGAATCGCCGGAGACGACCTGGGACAAGGCCAAGACCCTGATGACCTGGAACGAGGCCCGCAAGACCCACCTGAACCTGGATGCGGTTGAGGGCGATATCGGCGATGCGCCGCTGAACCCTGTGCTCTCTGGCGCGTACCAGGCGTCCAAGCAGGCCTCGCAGGAGGACTACGGCGACCCGACGGCCGGCGGCGGACAGCCTCCGCCTGGCGTGGGTGGCGACGACGAGGACGCCACTGGCGCCCCGCCTGGCGGCGACGCTGGGCAAGAGGAACAAGGGATGTTCGACGATGGCAGCCTGAAGAAGTCCTTCGGCCTGCCGGTGTTCACGGTGGAGCCGTAATGGCCGACTTCAACGCTCCCAAGAACGCGCGCCAGCAGGCCGCCGCTGGGGCCTACCGCGCCAGTGCGGGTGATGAGGTGTTCTTCCACCGATCGGGCCAGCCTGTGTCCGGCAAGGTCGTCTGCACCGGCAAGCATGGCTGCACGGTGGAGCACGAAGGCGCCCAGCACCGGATCCGCTGGGAGCACCTGTCTGGGCACAAGAAGCGCGCCGAGCAGCGCTACCACGTGATTGAGGAAGGCGAGGACGGTCTGATTGTTCAGGATGCGTCCGGCCGGCGTCGTTTTGTTGGGATTCCGCCGGAAGCACGGCAGGAACAGCTTAGACTCAAAAAAACACCCTGAAGCCCAGCAGGGCCGGCGCAAGCCGGGATTTTTTCCTCCGGCGCGACCCGGGGTCGGTTTGCAGCAATGCATCCCGATGGGTGCCGTCGCTACCGCAGGCACCAGTGCCCGTTGGATGGTGGCAACACCAGGCGGCCATTGTCGGGATGGTGCTAACATCGCATCCACTCCATGTGGTGTGGTGTGCCGTCCACCATCGGGCTTCATGCCCATGCGTCGGACCCGGATAGCGTACCCGGGCATTGGTCCTGCTTGCAGGCCGCCAATGAGAGCAGCTTCCGGCTGTTCCCATTGGCGCGTGGTAGCTCAGCCTGGTAGAGCGTCTGGTTCATACCCAGAATGTCGCCCGTTCAAATCGGGCCCTCGCAACCAATACAACCCCCCGAGAAGCGCGGGTTGTGTGTCAATTCGGCGAGGCCTTTCGGGGCCTCGCCCGTTGGCTCACCGAAGCGCGAGACTGCTGTGTGCTGTGGCATGCGTGACGTCTCCCCTTGTGGGGCAGGAGTGCGGACCCAGTCCTCAAGCCGCGATACCCGAAAGGGCCGGAGCTGGTAGGGCGGCGAGCACGGCGGTAAGGCCCAAGCTTCTGGGGTGTGTGGTCCATCAACGGACGAGCAGCTACACGAACGGTGAAAGCCCGGGCGGGAGACGTACCCCGACACGGTGACCTGCGTCCGCCCACCAAAACGGGCGTAGGGCCATCGTGATGGCGCTCCTGCTGCAGTAGCGAGAAGGGACTTGTCTATCCTGGATCCGCAATAGGGCGCCGCCACGATGGTCGCGAACCGAGAAGCGAGGATGTTGCGGGCTGCCGGATCGGCCTGCTTCGGGTGCGCTCAGTAGGTGGCGCGAGGCTATCCGAACCAGCGCGCCGCGCGAGCTGGCGTCCTTGTGGCATGTAAAGTACCGCCGGGCGCGCTGGATGCCGCTGAATCGTCCTCAGCACCATCAACTCACCTCTGTAGAGTGATGCGCCCCGCAAGGGGTAGCTGCAAAAGTGCGCAGGCCCAGAAATGTCGTCCTGCAGCTGATGCGCTGGGCAGCAACCAGCCGCGAGGCCCACTTCGGTGGGCTTCGTTGTATGCGGGCCTGGCCGATCGGTTCAGGCATCAGCCTTCCAAGCTGACCAGGCGGGTTCGATTCCCGCGGCCCGCTCCAGCTGTCGTGACCCCATACTTCCGCCATGGGCTTATTCCTCGACCTGATCAACGTTCCCGAGTCCGTCACCAACGACACCCTTGAGGGCTTGTACAAGGCCCTCTCGGATGGCCACGACCACGGCAAGGACGGTATCTGGAAGCCGCACGACTCGCCCCTGGTGCACCGCCTGATCGAGCTATTCACAGAGCGCGGCCTGATGCGCCTGGATGCCGTCCGCACGCAGTTCCTGGCCTGGAAGTCGGGAGCCAATCACACCGCCGCTGCAGCGCCCGCGCCACCACCGGGGATCATGTCGCACTGGTCGCAGGGGGAGCTCGCCCTGGCGCGCCTGTACCTCGAAAGTCTGCCGCCGGCCCAGTGGACGCTGAACGACCACATGCTCGCGATCGAGTACGTGGTGCAGAGCTACCTTCCGGCCGACGCCATGCTGGCCGAGGCCGACTGGCTGGCCACCAAGGCGAGCATGCTAGGCAAGGTTCAGGCCAACCTCGAAAAGCCGCCCACGCTGAAGCAGGCCGACGCCATCCTGGCCTCTCTGCCGTCGTCGTCGGCCATGGGCGTCCCGCTGTCCGCGCTTGCCGGCAACGTGCTCACGTTCGCGCGCCAGCGGGTGGCCGAGAATGTTCGGGCGCTGAGCGAAAGCGCGCGCCACCGCATGCGCGTGGTGGTGGCCGCCCACCTGGAAGAGCAGGCGTTCGGTTCGGCGCTCGCCGGGTCCCACAGCCTGGAGACAAAGCTGCTCGACGAGTTCGGCGCCATGAACCGGGACTGGCGCCGGATCGCGGTCACGGAGGCCGGAGAAGCCCAGCTGCAGGGCTACATCGCCAGCTTGAAGCCCGGGACCCGGATCAAGCGCGTGGAGCGCTACGACGGCGCCTGCGCGTTCTGCCGGCGCATCGACGGCGCGGTGGTCGAGGTCGTCTCGCCGGATCACCCCAAGAAGGATCCGGACCGCATGGTCTGGCCCGGAAAGAACAACATCGGGCGCGCAGCGTCCCCGCGTAAGCGCGTCGGGGATGTGCTGGTGGAGCGCGACCCGGCCGAGATGTGGTGGATCCCCGCGGGCCTGGTGCACCCGCATTGCCGCGGCCGCTGGGTGCTGGCTGGTGGCGACGTTGACCCTGGTGATGACCCTGAGTTTGCGGCCGAGCTGGCGGCCATCCTGGGCGCGTCGTGACCTTATCCTGCTGGGATGCCGCAAATCCCACGCCTGTTCATCAAGGCCGACTCCATCCCTGAAGGGGCCCACTGGATCACAGTCCGCCCGAACGGGCCGGGGTCCAAGGGGCAGCCGCTGCTCATCGAGCCGCAGCCGGACGGTACCGCTCGCGTGGTGGGTGGTGCCGGCGGCAGCTTGAACTACCTCAAACTGCGCGGCGTCAAGTCCCATTCCACCTACAAAGAAGAGGCCAAGGCGTCGGCTGGCAAGAAGCGGGCCGCGCGCCAGGATCAGATCGCGGCCGACAAGGCGTCCGGTGTTCACGGCGCGAAGCAGGAAGCCCGCAAGGCCGTGCACGAGCAACGCAAGGCCGCCGAGCTCGGGCTGATCCAGGAGGTCGCCAAGCGAGCCGGTTGGGATCCCGCTGAGCTGGAATTCCCGGCCGAGGACTACGAGCACCTGTCCGAAGGCGCGCGCGCCAAGGTGCAGGATAAGTTCCACCGCGACCTGCTCGGCAAGGCCAAGGACGCCGTGAAGCAAAGCCGCGAGCGCCTGGTGGCCGATGCCGCGTTGCGCGCTGACGGCGGTATCGGAGAGCTGCCGCTGTCCTGCGACGACCCGGACCAGCTGTCCGTTCAGGACATTGACCCGGTCAAGCCGTTGACCTCGGGGCTCGGCTTCCAGGCCGACTACAAGGGTCGCGCCGAAGCGGCCGGCCTCACCCCGGCCGTTCTGGAGCAGGAGGTCCAGGCCGCCAAGTCGCCCGAGCAGCTGCTGGCCGCGTTCAAGAAGAACGGCGGCGCCGCCGCGGCCATCAAGGCCGAGCTGGAGGGCATCAAGGAGCCAGCCGCCCCGACGGCCGATGCGAGCCTCATGTCCGCCCAGGACGCGCTGGACCTGGTCAAGCTGGGTAAACGC